ATTTGATTGTGAGGACGGTCGATCTGCTGGCTACGATCTTGTTCGAGTAGATGGAGTCGTTGTTTCTGAGTCGGCACTTGCCTGGCGGCATGTGGGCACTTATCAAATGGTGTCAAGCAGTCAAGTGGCCTTAAACTCCAATACTCCAATACTTTCTGGATATCAGAATACCGAGATACCGCGGTTAGGAAAAAAGATTCTTAGAATCGACCCGCCGATAACTTCTTATGAAATCCACGGCGTGGAATCAGCAGAAGATGGTGCAACCATCTACCTACTTAATGTCTCCAGCTCCGATACAATTTTGATTAAGCATAACTCTGGTACGGCTGGCGCCAACGCTAAGATTCTGGCGCTTGATGCTGATGATTATCCGATTTATCCGCTCGGAGGCGTTACGCTTGTTTATGATGCTTCGTCGGCTGCCTATCGCATGATCGGAGCATGTTGTGCTACGACAACCACAGCCCCAACAACCACTACTACAACTACTACGACAACAACCACAACTGCTGGCCCAGGAACAACAACTACCGCTGGACCAACAACCACATCAACTCCAACGACAACAACTCCAGACCCCTACTCTGCATCCTGCTTGCCCTCTACTACCTACGTTCGAGTATCTACAGACACTAATGGCGTGAGTGGTCCTCACTTTGAGTTTTCTGCCGATAATTCCGCATGGTTTGTCATCAGTTCGGGTAGCCCTAAGCTGATTGCTAATCGTACCTATACGTTTAAGCTAACTAACACCTCGTCTCACCCATTCCGCGTTTTCGACACAGATGGATTCAATCGGTTAGTAAAAACTACAGTTGGCGGAGCTAGTGGAACGACAGCAGACGGATTTTGGGGTGGCGACGTCACGATGACAGTCATCATCCTTGATAAGGCGCCATTCTCTTATGATTGTGGTCTACACGGTTTTGAGGGTGGCGTCGGCGAAAATGCTCTTGTCTACGGTGGAGACTGTTCGATTTGCGCGCAACCTGCAATGTACTTAAGGTTGAACGAAGATCCTGCGACCTATCCGCCACCTCCCGTCTGGCCGTCTAGCGTCCCAGTGCTACAGTACAACAAATCAAGCATATATACTGATGTATTTAGTGGTAGCTATGCCGACGGTCTCAAAAGTTCTTTTGTCGGTATTCAAACTTACTATCCTTACAGTGTCATTGATGACAACAGGATGGGGCTAGTAGGTCAAATTTCCGGAATCAAGATCAAGCTCTACGGATTGCGTTCAACGATTGCTTCGGCTGATAATAAGTGTGTCGTATTTTTGAGCTATAGTACTGCTGAGTCCACGCCAATTACGAAGAGATGCTTGTTGGCTGGAGAGTTAGATGCTTCTGGCACAAATGTCTCTGGCGGCATCGACTATGTGATTGAGCCAAACAGTTCTCTCCCTACTTGGTCTTTTGGGGCAGCGGGTACGTACAAGCCCAACCCCAACGGCAAGTTATCTACCTCTTATGAGGCAGGTGATTCCTTACCGCACGCTGAACTTATTGATCTCATCGGGCTGAACGCCAGAGGTGCTTTTCAACTATTGATCAAAGCCAGTAACCAGAGTGGTGCTGGTACCGTTACTGTCGATAGTTTTTCGGTTGAGATTCTGACAAGCAATGACGAGACGCGGACATTCTGGGCGCGTCCGAACGATCAGGTTGGAGCTAATCCAACAGACGCATTTATTGTATCGGCTGATATTCCACTCGAAAGAAACTATGGATTGTCCGAGTTTCCAACAGATCTCGCTATAGCAGAGGTCCAGTACGTCCGCTTCCGCTCTGAATACGATGCCAATTACCACCTATGGGCTGGCGGTCAAGACACAGGTGGGGTCAAGCTGGAAATATTCCGAAATTGGAACGCTTCCGGCTCTCCCGTCTCCACTTATTTCAATCTGTACGATTCCTCACGCAAGCGATTACTCTGTTCGTCAGGAGAGTTCATCACCTTTAAGTTCACCAATACCTCGGCGACAGCCAAAACTATCAGTCTCAAGCTCCAAACTCCAGGCATAAACTATGAAATGAGCGCGGATGGTACTAATTGGCATCTGCCTAATCGTTGGACTTTTGGTGGGGCTGGCACTAGTACGCCAGCCTCGTATAAGATTGACTTGCGCCATCTGACCAATCCGCGCTTTGCATTCAAGGTTCGGCCGATTCCAGCTGGCACTTCGGCATTTGTGGAAAGCACCGCTTCCACTATCAATAGTTCTATAGGCCCAGGGCCATATTATTATGCCAATCCAGACAATGTAAACAATAGCTATGTAAAGTTGCTAATGGGCTACAATCAACCCATTCAGAAATTTCTTGACACGCGCACCGGCACACTGATCATCAACGAAGATGATTTGGACGACGACCGTCAGTCTCTCGTATATGGTGCCGGGTGTGCTGGAATCGTAGATCCTACGACTACTGCAGGGCCAACCACCACTTCCGCTCCAACCACACCTGATCCTTGGACGCCAGGATATTATTGCGTAACAGATTCCTCAGACGGGCGAAAATATTGCTCGTACGTCTCGCTTACTCCGCCCGAAAATCCAAATGTCTCTTATTCAGGTCCAGCAGCAAGCTTGGCCATGTGTCAGGCTGGATGCGTCTACGGAACTACTACGACATCGACGACGGCTGGCCCAGGCGTGACTACGACTACGCCTCCATGCACAGGATACTGCCTGTATTCGTGGAACGGAACGGGCTGGGATAAGGATGGAGCGGGCTATTGTTCGTCTGGCTGCGGATGCGTTGCACCAAGCTTTGCAGGGTCTTTCGCCGGGCAGATTTCAGTTAGTTCCTGCTCTCCGACAACAACTACGACGGCTGCGCCGACTACCACGACGGCTGCGCCGACTACCACGACGGCTACGCCGACAACTACGACGGCTACGCCGACAACTACGACGGCTACGCCGACAACTACGACGGCTGCGCCGACCACGACGGCTGTCCCTGGGTCAACGACGGCTGCTCCAACCACCACGACGGCTGCTCCAACCACCACGACGGCTGCGCCGACTACCACAACAACAACTTGCAGTCCGATGACTGGCGGTGTCACCTATACCGCCTTCTATGACGGTGTTGAGTACAGTTGGCAGCCTAGCAGTGGTAGCTGTCAGCCGGGATATATATCGCCAGCCCCAAATACTATTCCTTCGGGCCTGAACGAAACCCAAGTGATTTGCTGTATTCTGGCACCCACCACGACCACGGTGGCCCCGACGACGACATCTGCGCCTGGGTCAACGACGGCTACGCCGACCACGACGGCTGCGCCTGGGTCAACGACGGCTTCGCCGACAACTACAACGTCCATGTATGGCAGCTCGACAACGACTGCTTCTCCGGGAACTACCACTACGACGTCTCCTACAGGATATTGCACATATGTTTGGTATGACGCCACTGGTTGGGCGGGTCCCACAGCAAGTAGCTGCTCGCCTGGCTATTCGTGCCCTCCTGAACCCGGACAAGAAGGTCCATCTAATGGATATGAAGCTAATCTTCCATGCATTTGATTTTAACTCATAAAAAATCGCAAGTCTTTACCACAAATGACTTTGCGTAAACGCAAGAGCAAAAGCTAGATCAATTAACGGGTCTAGACTATTATCTTCTGTGCTTAGTGGTCGAGGGGGACCGCATCCTGCCCGCGCCTATCGGTGTAATCTACCTTTGCCGCAATTTATCCACGGTGTTTGTCTAGGGGGCGGCCCCTCTAGACTTATGGAGGTTTCTCAATGTCGGTGTTCCGAAACAAATTTTCTGAAGACATCTTTAATTACAAGTATCGTCACGAGGGTTGCGAAACGTGGGAAAAACTTTCTGACGTTATCGTAGACGATGTCTGTAGAGACAAGATGACCAAGGAAGAAAAGAGCCTCCTCAAGAAAGCCATCCGGGAGATGAAGTTTCTTCCGGGTGGACGATATATTTACTATGCTGGTCGCGAGATAAAAGCATTCAACAATTGCTATCTACTTAGAGCAGAATCCGACACGAGAGAAGATTGGGCAATGCTTTCTTGGAAGGCAGAATCTTGCTTATCTACCGGTGGTGGGATTGGTGTTGACTACTCAATCTATCGACCAAAAGATACCCCACTCAAAAGAACAGGCGGACAAGCTTCTGGGCCTGTTAGCAAAATGAGAATGATCAACGAAATTGGACGCGAGGTTATGCAAGGTGGGTCTCGACGATCTGCGATCTACGCGAGCTTAAACTGGCAGCATCAAGATATTCAGCAGTTTTTGTATTCCAAAGACTGGTTCAACATGAAGGTTCCTGGGACGGATAAAACTTTCTGGGATTGTAAGGTTGCAGACTTTAACTTTGCGGCCCCTCTTGATATGACGAATATATCGGCAAACTACGACGATGCCTGGCTAAACACGCCAGACAGACACAAACACCCTACCTTTCTGGCTAATTGTCGACAGGCAATGATGACTGGGGAACCAGGTTGGTCGTTTAATTTCGGCGACAAACAAAACGAGACGCTGCGAAATGCTTGTACAGAAGTGACATCAGAAGATGACTCAGACGTTTGTAATCTTGGGTCACTTAACATGTCTAGGATTGAGTCTAAAGAAGAGTTCCAGATGATCATCCGTCTGGCCACTAAGTTCTTAATATGTGGTACTCTGGTGGCAGATCTACCATACGCCAAAGTCCATCAAACTAGAGAAAAGAATCGTCGACTCGGTCTGGGTCTCATGGGGATGCACGAGTGGTTGGTGCAGAGGGGATATCGTTACGAGGTGACTCCCGAATTGCACGAGTGGCTGGCTGTTTATCGTGATGAGTCTGATTATGTTTCTCGCCAGTTTAGTGCTCAGCTTTCCATCTCGGAACCTGTCGCCAAGCGAGCAATCGCTCCCACCGGATCGATCGGGATCCTAGCGGGAACCACGACGGGCATCGAGCCAGTCTTTGCCGTCGCCTACAAGCGGCGCTACCTGAAGAACGGTACGCAGTGGCACTACCAGTATGTGGTGGACAGTGCGGCTAAAGATCTCATTGAGCGGTACGGCATTTCGCCTGACCGGATTGAGTCTGCAATCGATCTGGCTAAGGATTACGAACGGCGGCTCAAGTTCCAGGCAGACACCCAGGACTACGTCGATCAGTCGATCAGTTCGACAATCAACATGCCCAGCTGGGGCAGCCCGCTGAACAACGAAGACAAAGTTGCTGATGTCGCAGAGACGCTTTCTCGATACGCGCCACGCCTGCGAGGGTTTACCGTATACCCAGATGGAGCCAGGGGTGGGCAACCGCTGGTGTCTGTGGACTATGCGGAAGCCGCTAGACAGCAGGGGGTTGAGTATTTGGAACATGATATTTGCGCAATCGGCGGCAAGGGCGGAACGTGCGGCAGTTAATCTGCAAATTGCACTTATTTTATATGAATGGGATCTGGGGGGTTCGTCGTGGTTACTATCTTGAGGATAGTAAACCGGAGGCAACATGAGCAGATCAGCAGGACGAAGAAGCAAACCCCTCTCCCATATCATTGAGGCTGTTGAGAAATTTCTTGAGTCTATTGTCCATGCTGCTGATCGGACATCGCACTCTGATGCGTCTGAGGGATTTGATCCTCCCGAGTCAGCAAGGAACAATGCTAGGAAAGTTCTTGCCTGGAAAGAAAAATATGGCAAAGAGTGTCGCGGCATGACCGCAGTTGGCTGGGCACGAGCACGCGACCTTGGTAACGGATCAAAGCTTTCTGCCGAAACAGTAAAAAGAATGTCGTCTTTCAATCGCCACCGCAGTAATTATGAGAAGGCGCGCAATAAGCCGGAAGCTAAGAGCAAGCCATGGACAATCCCGGCAATTGTAGCTTGGCTGGGATGGGGTGGTACTACTGGTATTGACTGGGCTATCAGAACATCAGAATCGATACGGAATAAGGGGAAACGACGATGAGCCAGTCTGAATTTTTTGAAGTCGGCGACGTTGTTTGTCTCAATAGCGGATCACCCCCGATGACGGTCATGTCTCTCTCTGACGACAAAAGTCTGGTCTTGGCATACGCCGACATGAATGGCTCTATACTTCGAGAATGCTTGCCACCCGAGGCTGTTGCTTTGACAGAAATGCGTTGGTCAATCAGTTCAGTCGACTCAGAAGTCGATATGGAACTGGATGACGAAGACGACGAGGACGATGACTGATGCCTACGTACGACTACAGATGTAATGCTTGCGGCGATGAATTTGATCTCTATCAATCATTTGTCGACAAGGTTAAGCGTACGTGCAAGAAGTGCGGCCAGAAAAAACTGGAGCGCCTGATCGGTTGTGGCCTAGACGCGTTTTGCAACAACGTAACGACAATTGGACAGCAGGGCGAGCGCAATGCTAAAAAAGCAGGCAAGACTAAAATTGAGGAAATGACTGCTCAACGAGATCAAGATCGCAGGAAAGCTCAAAAGCTAGTTGGCAAAGACGCTGGTAAAAAACCTTGGTGGCGCGAATCCGAAAAACCACTTGACTTGAAAAAAATCAAGGATGTGAAAAAATATATTGAGAGGGGAGAAAAATGATTCACATCATTACTCCATGCACTAGGCCTAGTAACCTGAAGAAAATTTTTGAATCTATACCAGCTCCATGCCGATGGATAGTTGTTTTAGACGCGTCAGTAAAAGGTGAAGAATCTGACTTGCAAATTGCTTCGTTTCTTGACGCAGCCATCTCTCCCTCCACATCTCAAGATTTCGGTAGGCCTGGCCTGTTAGTCAAGAGATCACAACTAGGTGGAAGATGGGGGAACTTGTGTCGCAATCAGGCACTAGACGAACTGGTTGCAGATGATGACGATTGGGTATACTTCCTTGATGACGACAACATAATTCATCCAGACTGGTACTGGGGAGTTCTTCCTCATCTGAATTCGGACGCAGTCATGGTAGGGTGGGGGCAGTTGAATAAAGATGAATCGATCCGCCTCATGCCTCCGCGTAATGTGCTGATCAATCATATTGACACTGCGTCATTTATGGTGCGCTGGAAGGCGCTTAAAAACTTTCGATGGAACACAGAGAGGCGTGACGCAGACGGTTTGTTGGCGGTAGAAGTCGACCAGCAGTATGGACATGAGACTATCGACCAGTATTTATGCTGGCACAACGCACTGGATCAAAATGATGAACATTCCTAACGACGAGACGAACCCACACGTTGCTGTCATTTATGCGTTCGCTGAGATTCACGAGAGACTCCCCGACGGGACGGCAAGCGGTAATCCAGTCGAACGCAAAAACTTGACGCTGCGCATGAGTGGAACTGATCGCTGGACATGTGAAAGAAAGCTCTCAGAGGCCCTAGAGGAGTTAATGAAAGCATGCGCAAGGTAAACTCGGAAACATCGCCACATATTCCAGAGGGCGAAAAAATTGTGCTGGAATGTTCCAGCTGCAATAAGCCCCTAGTTGACGTTAGAACTACTAATCCGGAACAGCCTTTTGTGTGGAAGGTCCGTGCTAAGTGCTGCTATTGCGGAGATACTTCATTTGAAAAAGAAGTGCATGGATTGCTTCGGTATTTTGGAGCACAAGCAGCAAAAGAAGAGGACTCGTCAGACGTCGTTTTGTTGACGCGAATTGCTCATCTTGAGGCTGACGGAGACAAAGTTATTTTCCACACTGCTCCAGGAGACAGGTCGTGAATATTGCTGAAGACGCTCAGAGATTTTTAGAAAAAAAAGATGTTGCACAACAAGATTCTGGATACGACGGCTCTGGATGCAGCGTTGGAGTTGAGTCTTCAGAATGTGTTGCTAAGTGTTCTGTGATCAAGACTGGGGTCGCCAAGTACTTCATTAGAGTGTGTCGCCGGGGCATTGACACGGGAACATTTTACAATCCTCAGGCTCATTCAAAAGCCGAACTCGTTAGGTTTGATGCGCACACTGGAAAAATGCGGTACCACTTCACTGAGGTGAGTCAGTCTGCTTTTGATAATTACTTAGGTTTCCTTAAGACGGGCAATGTCGCGCTTCTGCGCGTCGCACAAAGGAGTTAACATGCCAAGAAAGACACAAGAGCCGCGTCCGCTGAGCAAGTCGGAAAATTATTATCTTGAAAGTCTTGTGGGGATTAAGTCTCTAGAAGAGATGGCTGAAGATCTTTCTCGCCCCATCTCTGAGATTGAAGTCGCCTACAAGAAAGCAAAGTCTAAGAGTCCAGGCAAGTTCGGTCGTCCCTCTGAAGGGGTCACCATCATGACTGAGGCTGCGTCTGTAGAAGGTGACGAACACGGCAAAAATAATCGAGCCAACAACGAGTTCATGGCTAGGTATGCCAATTGCATATGGAGCGGACACAAGTGACAGCCGGAACCTTGCCCGAAGTGCTTGCTCAAGCCCCTTTCGATCATTCGTTTTTGCTTGCGGGCCTATCGGGTGGGTTGTTTGTCGTCGCCGATGGCACGCCCGAAGACTGGGTCAGACTGTCGTCGCTGATAACGCCAGAGCGACACATGACGTCGCTTGAAGTTCGTTTTCGATCTTCGTGCATGAAGGCTGCTCCCGAACTTGCTAGGGGTTATTTTTTTCGCCCTGCTGTTGCAGCGTGTCTTTCGGGCAACTCAAAATCCTACAACCTTTTTGTTGTAGGGCATTGTGGTGAGGACGGAATTGTTCACACTAAGTCGGTCATAGTTCCTGAGATGGTTGTCGTCAATGAAGACACTAGGGAACAATCCGATATAGAGTCCGTAGGTACTTCCTTGATAATCAACTGGTGAAGGTCATACAGTTAATCCTCGAAGACAAGGGGGACTGTTGTGGCCAAAAATTTGTCGGAAAGCAGCCGCTATCAAAGCCGATACGGCGGAGGCTGGGTGGCACCCCAGCAAATACTTGCTGAAGTTATGTGCGAGCGCATCGCTGGCAAGGAAAAAACAAGTCTGCCTGCGAAGTTCTGGGATGTACCAAGATGGCAGAAGCACTTCCTCATGCAGCTACGCCTAGCACTCAAGCTACTAGACAAATATCACCCCTCAGTCATATCTCGAGGAATTCGCTCTAATGATGGTAGAAGAGCATTTTCGTTCGGCGCCCCCTTTCTGCGGGATATCTTCGATAGGGAGCAATTGAAGTACGATACGGAAATAACATCTTTGAGTTCTTCGCCAGCTCCCGTAGTCTCTGACGAACCCGCGGTTGAGTCAGCTACGCGCCCATGTTTTGCACCGCGGCGCAACTTGAAATCTCGGCTGGAGGAACTTGATCGTGACTAAAGACAAAGACAAGGAAAAGCTCGACTTCACTAAGGAGGTCACGAAGCAGTTTGGCAATGGAGTAATACTTTCCGCTAGGGACATGATTGGTTTAGATGAAGAGAGGAAGCAAATTATTCCTTTGGGTCCGGCACTTAACGTGGCGCTGCATGGGGGTATTCCAGAAGGATCTTGGGTTACGTGTTCTGGCCAGCCGAAGACGGGGAAAGAGCAGCCAGTATCAGCAATTGTTTACACTCCGAAAGGAGCTAGGCAGATTGGAGATCTAAAGCCAGGCGACATTGTATGTCATCCCGAAGGCACATCTCGTGTTGTCGCCGTTTTCCCCCAAGGCAAAAAAGCTGTCTATAGAGTCTATTTTGATAATGGCGATTGGGCTGAGTGTGGCATTGAACATTTATGGGAAGTCAGGAACTCTCGCCTGTGCAAGGCGCGCAGGAAAGACGTTGTTATGACGTTGGGCGACATCAAAAATTCTCTTTTTCATCAAGATAAAAGTCGCAGGTGGGGAAGAAGACCGCGGTGGTCAGTGCGTTTGCCAAAGCCAGTCATCTTTAAATCCAAGCGAGTGCCAATCGACCCCTATGCTCTTGGTCTCTTGTTGGGGAATGGTAGCATAACTCATCAGACCATGGCTTTTACGACAATGGACGCTGAGCTTTGCTCAATCATTTCCGAGAAAGGTAGATGTCATGTTAAGCCAAAACTACAGCGCTATCAGTACAATATAAATCGTAGCTCGCACTTAAAGTCTGTCCTACTCAAGCTTGGACTTCTTGGGCGCAAGTCTCACACAAAGCATGTTCCGGATATCTATAAATTTAACGATGTTTCAGTCAGATTAGGCTTGCTTCAAGGCCTAATGGATACTGACGGTACTGCGGGCAAAAAAGGTGATTGTGAATTCAAAACAGCTTCAATGGCTCTGGCTAGCGACGTCAAGTTTTTAATTCAATCCCTAGGTGGACTATGTACGGTGCGCCCAGTTAGATACGAGTACTCGGGCAAGATGCTGAGGATTTACCGTTGCGCTATTCGCATGCCTGACGCATCGCTTCTTTTTCGACTTCGACGAAAGAAAATGCGCTGTCAAAATCGTTCGTCGAGAATTCTAAGGAGAAGAATTGTTGCTGTTGAATATGTAAGGGACGAACAATGCGTTTGCATTAAGGTTGATAATCTTGACGGTTTATATTTGACCAACCAATTCATTGTTACCCACAACACTTCTACAGCACTAAGTTTTGCTGCCCAGTGTCAAAAGCCCGAAAATGGAGATCGCCATGTCTACTATCTTAATATTGAGGGCCGCCTTAAAGAAATGAATTTGAGAGGAACAGCAGGTCTCAATTTCGACAAGATGACTATTTTTAGATCTACGCCAGACAAGATTTTGACGGCTAAAGACTACCTGACTCTAGCCATGAAGGTCATCACTAGCCATCCCGGCTCACTCATCATCATTGACTCGGTGAGCGCATTGTGCGACGAAAAAGAGATGGATGAAGGAATTGGCTATGAAAATAGAGGCGCTGGCAATAAGATTTTTGCTGGATTCTGTCGTCAGGCAGCGAATCTTGTACCCATTCGCAACTGCATTGTCTGGGCCATCATGCACTTGACTCAGTCACAGACTGGATATGGTGGGTATGTGGAAAAAGGGTCAAGAACTCTCCAGTATCAAGCAGACGTTCAGATGAGAGTTAAGTTTGATCGCCCTTGGAAGGTTGGTGCTGCGGGCGCCGAAAAACAAATTGGGCAGCAGGTACACTGGTTGGTAGAGTCGTGCGCGCTTGGACCACCAGGCATGGAGGTTGACTCGTATATTCGATACGGAACTGGAATAGATCATGTGTTTGAGGCAATTAATCTTGGTGTTCAGCTGGGTCTAGTAGGTAAGGCTGGTGCCTGGATGTCTCTAGATTTCATGGAGCGACACCTTGATTTGCTTAAGGTCGAAAGGTGGACAGACGAGACAATCAAGCGAACCAAAACCCAAGGGGTCGAGAAACTGTATCGTCTACTTCATGAAAACCCAGCGTGGGTATCTGCTTTGGAAAAAGAGATTGCTGTGATGCTAAAGCCATGAAAGTAAAGGGGCTAGACGGTCGAACATACACATGGTCATTCGCAGGGCGTTCAGATGACGGACCAGGTGGGCCAGCACGATCTGGCTTACATGTTTCAGTTAGAGATTTTCTCAGAACAATTTATCCGGTCGATCGAATTATGGAAGAGGTCGGATTGCCTGGGTCGAATGGATTACGGCTTGATTTTTATCTTCCTCTTCGTCGATTGGCTATAGAAGCGCACGGACAGCAGCACTACCGTTACGTAATGCATTTTCATGGAACCATGATGGGGTTCCTAAGATCTAGGGAACGCGATCAGAAAAAGCGCGACTGGTGCTCTATCAACGGTATTGATTTGGTTGAGCTTCCATTTTCCGAGAAGCCAGATGACTGGCTAGTGCGCATGAATTCTTGTGGCAGGGAGGGAGCCAGTGATGTCTGATTCAAGTACGGCAGTTGATCAAGCTCTTGACGATTTTGAGAAATCGATCTTTCCTGCGGAAGGGGAAGGGGCGATGAAATATGTTGCATTATCAAACGAAGAACTACATATGATGTCTGCTGAGGAATGCGGAGAGGCCGCCGTTATGTTGACATGTCTCGGTTTTCATATCAGTCGTCAAGGCAACAAGCTGCGGGCTAAGATCCGCTATTGCAATGAGATCATACTCAAAAGTGTTGCTGGTAAGACTAGTAACTATCGATATCAGTCTCCCGAAGAACGGATGTCTTTGGCAACTCAAGAAGATGATGGTACGGCAGCAATGAAAAAACATGAGGTAACTCTCTCGTGTCGTCTTGAAAGGATTGACTACCTCGCATTGCGTTTGGAAAAGGTTGCGGATATGTTCTCGTCATTGGCGGCGACGAAAAGGAGACAGTCATGAGTCAGGAAATTCTTGCCCAGATGGCAGCAGCTTTAGCAAAAGGCGACTGGGCACTGCTTGCTGATTGTGCCGGTAAAATGGCCCAGGCGAATGCGCCTGATTCACCGAAGAAAGCAGCTAAGAAAACGGCGAAGAAGTTAGTTTTGCCCCCCTCTCCTCCACCAGAGACCACTTTTACCAATAGATTTGTAGATGATAGAACGCTTGAGAAAGCGCATATCATTTCCGACAAAAAATTACTAAAAGGCATCAAGCCAACTACTCGTCGTCCGCCTTCGGACAACCGCCCTAAGGAAGTGTTTTGTCCTAAGTGCAACAAGCCTCATATGGTTGCAGGATCACTTGTGGCACTGCGTCGAGAAACGGATTCTGGAATGGTATGCCCATCTTGCCTTAGGAGCAATCGACGATGAATAGTGATCCAGCAGCTGAAAGGGCAGTACTAGCGGCCCTTTATAGGGGTGGACATGATTCCTGGGTGGAAGTTTCCGACATTCTTTCCTCTGATTGTTTTTCGTGTGGAAACAACAGTATCTATTATCGAATCATGGAGAAAATGCTAGAGGATCCAGGCAGTAAGGCAGACGTCCCATCGTTCATGTCGACTGCTTCAGTGCTAGGGTTTCCGGACCTACTTAAGGATCAGGAAGAGCAGAAATATTTGCGCGCTCTCACGGTCACGGCTGTGGAATCAAGCAATCTTCGCAAGCAAGCAGCTCGATTAGTCAAGTTTCGTAAGGCTGCAGAGTTTGCTAGCGTGTTGAGGCGATCAGCCGACCGATTGGATGCGGTAACTGGAGACGAAACGCTAGGTGAGATATTAGGTGTTGGCGAAGAGGCAGTATTTAATTTCGTGGGAAATCTAGGAAGCCAGAGCGACACCCTCTCTCACATCGGCAAGGACTTAGACGAATATTTAGAATATCTAGCAGCCAATCCTTCAGACATGATGGGGGTAGGCTCTGGACTTCCGACCTATGATCAGGCGATAGGTGGGGGATTTCAGCGAGGCACTGTGAATGTGATTGGGGCACGGCCAAAAACTGGCAAGACGCAGTTGGCAGACAACATAGCCCTTCATGCTGCTGGAAAATTGGGAGTTCCTGTTCTAAATTTAGACACGGAAATGTCAGCTAAGGAGCACTGGCATCGGATGATCGCCAATCTAGCAGACGTTACTGTTGACAGAATCAAGTCTGGCAAATTTGCCAGCGATCCATCGGAATCGCGCAGAGTGTACGACGCCAAGGAAAAAATTAAGGCGATGCCGTATCACTATTCCTCAATTGCTGGTCAAGCATTTGAAGAAACTGTCGGAGTCATGAGAAGGTGGCTATATAGACACGTCGGCTTTGACGAGTCTGGACAATCCAAGCCATGCCTAATTATTTTTGACTACGTTAAACTTATGGATGATCGCTCGATCACCAAGAACGTGAGCGAATTCCAGGCGTTGGGATTCCTCATGACAAACCTGCATAATTTTGCAGTCAAATACCAGGTTCCAGTTCTTGCTTTTGTTCAATTGAATCGCGATGGGATTAACGCAGAGGACACTAGCACCGCATCTGGTTCTGATAGGATCATTTGGCTTTGCTCGAACTTCTCTATCTATAAGTGGAAATCTCAAGAAGAAATGGCTGAAGAAGGCGTAGGTGCAGACGGAGTTCGTTACAATTTGAAGTTAATACCTGTTGTTACTAGGCAGGGTAAGGGAATTGAAAGTGGGGACTACATCAATGTCCAAGGACAATACGAATTCGGTCGACTTAGGGAGGGGCCAACCCGCAACGGGGTCCTCCGCACGCGCCCAGGGCGTTCAGGATTCGACGGATCAACAGCCCAGTCGCCCCAGTTTTGATGGTCTGCGCGCAATTTCGGGCGTTGCAACTGAATATCTTGAGCAAGTACTGTCATCACTCGGTTTAGACTACGTTGCGGCCGAAAACGCAGTAGTCCTCCCGTGCCCCGTTCACGGAGGAGACAACCCAACCGGTTGTCGTGCCTATACCAACTCCGCATTTGGGTATTGGCAATGCCACACTCGTGGGTGCGAGCGCATTTTTCGCGACGACACGTTTGGAATGGTGAGAGGCATAATTTCACGACAAAGATACAATTGGAACGCAGAGGGTGACAGAAAAGCAACTCTTGGAGAAACAGTTTCCTACATCAGGCGGTCGTTGGGTATTAAGGGAGAAGGCCCCAACATAGTTGTTGATCATTCGCGACGTGAGTTTGTAAACCAGACTCGTCGCCTAACAGTTGAGGATGGAGTAGAAGGAAAGTGGTGTCGCAAAACCATACGTAGCAGAATGGATGTGCCATCAAGGTTTTTTTTGGGCCGTGGATTTTCGTACGAAGTTTTAGATCGATTTGATGTTGGCGAAACCCAGACGGGGCCATTTGCTGGCCGAGCAGTGGTGCCAGTATATGACCACACCGGACGAATGGCCGTTGGCTTTTCAGCCAGAACGACAACCAATCAGACGCCAAAATGGCTTCACTCTCGATTTTCAAGGGCCAGAATACTTTACAACATGCATTCTGCGTTCCAGGAGGCTCGTCGTACTGGAACCATCATTCTAGTTGAGGGGCCTGCTGATGTCTGGAGGCTGTGGGAGGCCGGTTATCACAATGCAGCAGCCCTACTTGGTATCGCACTGACAGATGCACAGCAGGTATTGCTGGAAGCGTCGGGAGCCAGCAAGGTTGTTGTATTCCTTGACGACGACGAAGCGGGACGCTCGGCAGCCATGAAGATTGTCGGACAGCTATCCCGATGCTTTCGCGTTGTTATTGCGCACGCAGGTCACGGATTCGACCCCGCCGATTTAACACCCGCACAACTTAAGGAAATTCTGGAGAGACTGAGATGATCATGGTTGGTATTGCTGGCAGAAAAGGTTCTGGAAAAGATACTTTGGCGAGCGGCATGCTTACGTGGTGGTTGAAATCTTACGGACTATTGAGAGATGGAAACGTATACCATATGGCTGATGTTCTTAAAAAAACATCTGTTGATTTGTTTGGTATATCAAGAACGTCTGTTTATGGTAGCCAGCAACAGAAGGATCAACTTACTCAGTACGGGTGGGGCGACATGCCAACATACGATATCATGACTGAGCCTCGTCCACCTAGAAACAAAAAAATGACATGCAGGGAATTCCTTCAGTATTTTGGCACCGAAATATGTAGAACAATGAACCACTCTATTCACATAGATGCCACCATGAGAAAAATACATTCCGATGAGTCAGAATCTTCGGCGCTTGACTATTTAGTAGTTGTTGCAGATTTACGTTTTCCGAACGAGTGTGACGCTATACGCAAAGCTGGGGGCAAAATTATTCTTGTGACCCGCGGCGACAACGAGAAAACTGATGAGCACTCTTCAGAAAACTCCTTAGATAATTATGAATTTGATGCAATTATTGATAACGCATCTATGAATAAGCACCAACAGCTTAATGCAGCCATTACCTATCTGCGGGAGGCATTCCAATTATCGTAACATTCCTCAGATCTAGTTCTGTCGGCAGTTACGGGTGGTGCCCCCACAAATTTTTTATCACCTCCAACCTTGGTCACAAAGAACCTTCTGGAAAAAAGGCAGAGTCTGGAAACATTGTTCACAAGGCGCTCGAGCTACTAGCTCGAAAAAAATTAGCTCATCAAAACAAGGAATCGACATTTTCGGATCCTGAAGTAGAGCGAGAATTTGCTACCGCAACATTTACTCCCGAGATGGCTGTTCAGGCAGGTTGGGATCACTATACCCATTTGGAACGCACTGTTCATCCGTGGACAAAAGGCGATTTCCAAAAATGTTACAATTGGACTTGGGACGTATTACTGTTCAATGATGGGATGTTCTCTCCTGTTAACCGAAACGTGGTCATGCCTGAACAGTATTTTGAGATTGCTCTTGAGGAAGACTGGGCTAGCTATGAATACGAACTGCCCGACGGTCGAAAATATTCGGGCCAATTAATCCTTAGGGGAACAATGGATCTTGTTACTCGGGTCGGATCACGAATGATTGAGTATATTGACTGGAAAACTGGTAAGCGTCGATGTTGGATTAAAGACAAGACCAAAGAATACGAAGACATGCAAAGCGACTTTCAGCTGCGCCTCTATCACTATGCGTTGTGCAAGCTTTATCCAAATGATGAAATTCTTATGACAATCTACTACATCCAGGACGGTGGACCATACAGCTTGTGCTACCAGCGCTCGGATTTGCCCGAAACACTACAAATGATTCGTCATGAATTTGAGAAAATAAAATTAGACAACTTGCCTCGCAGAATACTTGATCGAGATCCCAATAACTGGAAGTGTCAAAGACTATGTCACTTCTATGATGATACCCATCCAGACTCTGGTTTGTCGACCTGTCATCACTTTAGGCAAGAGATATTGCAAATAGGTCTCAGTCGCGTAATCGCTAAGTACGCAAGGGGTGAGCCTTGGGCGGGATATGGTTCTGGCGGTGGCCGAACCGACCGACTAGATGAGGGGCAGCCTGGCCCCCTACCATCAAGTGCTTGATTGCGCACAGCAACATTTTTGGGAGCAGCTAGCGTGAATGAAGCGTTAAAGATTGGAAAAAGCGTGGTGCTGAATGACGCAGAGCAACGCCTGGCGAAATACTTGGCCAAAGCTCGATACGTTAAAAATCGTCAATCTAATACCAATGATGGCAAGGTTGGTCCCCAGACTTGTGGCGAAACTGATCTTGAAGGCATAGCTGCTGAGATTGCGTTCTGTAAGATGCATAACATCTATCCCGATCTTCAGCTTGAAGGTCGGCCGCCGCATGATGCAATACTGGCTGATGGCACAACTGTCGACGTCAAAGCAACAAAGTATAGATCAGGACAGCTTCTGGCTGTTCCCGGTAAACTTAACAAGTCCGAAGGACTTGATTCTTATTCGCTCGTGGTGGGCGAATTTCCCGGACCATATGAGTTCCGGGGTTTCATGAAGAGGGAGGATCTCCTGCAGCTGGAGCGCCTTACCGATCTGGGCTATGGCCCAACGTATGCTGCTCAGCAAAAGGAATTGAAGGATACGCCATGACACTGAACGAATATCAGTTTGAAGCAAACACAACCGCTATCTATCCCGACAGCGCCGCATTAACATATCCCACCCTGGGACTGGCCGGTGAGTCTGGCGAGATCTGCAACAAGGTCAAGAAGATCATCCGCGACGACAGCGGATTACTTTCTGATTCTAAAAAACAGGCACTGATCGATGAGCTGGGCGACGTAATGTGGTATGTCGCAGCAATTGCTAAAGATCTAAAGGTCACGCTCGGAGAGGTGTGTAAGCGCAACCTCGAAAAGTTAAATAGTCGCAGGGAACGCGGCACTTTGGGCGGTAGCGGCGACAACAGATAGTAGCTGCGACTCACCTTCCCATGATCCCGAAGTCGATTTCGGGATCATTAACTTTTTACTGTCGCCGATTATTGATTTGGATGACCCCTTGATTATTGTTCGCAACGAAAGTAGTATCCACACATAGGGAACTTCGGGGTGGCGCTGGCGGCGTATTTTTCGCTGAGATTCCCCCCCTTCTGGCACACCAGCAGCGCATGCCAGAATTTTATTTGTAGCCAGTCACGAGGGTTGTTACCATGTCTTGGGTTCCGTTGCACGTTCATACTACGTACAGCTTGCTGGATTCTCAGTCTAAGCCCGACATGATTGCTGCTCGTTGTGAGAAGTTGGGCTACAAATCGTGCGCTATCACTGACCATGGAACACTAGCTGGAACAGTTTCCTTTTCAAAGGCTTTGCGTAAAAGGAACATCAAGCCTCTGCTGGGATGTGAATTTTACCTGTCGCCGAACGACCCCAAGATTAAAACTCCCGAGAATGGCTCTCACTCTCATTTGTGTGTCTTAGCAAAGGGTGAGGAGGGGTGGAAGCGTTTAATTCAGGCATCTTCACTGAGTAACAATCCCGATAATTTTTACAAGAAACCTAGGCTTGATGTTTTTACTTTGGGTCGCCTTATGGGCGGGCACGCCATTGCATTTTCTGGCCATCCAGGAAGTGACTTATGCAATGCTTTATTTTCTGAGCCACGCAAAGCTTATACCTGCCAAACCTACGACGAAGCCAGAAATTTAGTTCCAACCGACTGGGAGTCTCGATTGACGGCTCTGGTCAGAAAATATCAAACTTCATTTGGCATTGAGAACTTCTATATTGAAATTCAGACTATTGATCAGGAAAATTTTCCTGCGGCAGCCGTCGCAGCAAAGGCTTTAAGATATTTTGCTAAAAAATACGGAATCAGGACAGTCGGAACGCCAGATGCGCACTATCCAGCACCAGAAGACGCTAGCGATCAGCGCGTATTGTTGGCTACGTCACTGCAGACAACCCTCCCATCTATACGAGCAGCACTGGCTAAGCAGGAAGACATATCGCTTGGAGCTTTTTTTCGTAGTAATCGCTATCATATTCCATCTATGGAAGAAGTGCGATTGCTACATACACCTGAGGAAATTGAGGCCTCACTAGTCATATCGGAATTGTGTGGAGACTTTGATCTGCTTGGCAAGCCAAATCTTCCTCAGTTTTCTTGCCCGGAAGGAGTAGGGCCAGACGAATTCTTGCGGAGACTTTGTAGGGATGGCTGGCGTCGCAAGTTGCCGTGGATTGAGCATGATGGATCGCATTATCACTCTTACGGAGAGCGGATTAGGAAAGAGCTTGGAGTAATTACGGAAGCTGGCCTGTCTCCTTATTTTCTCATTGTGTCTGAGTATTGTGGGTGGGCGCGGTCACAGGGGTGGCTTGTTGGAAAAGGTCGTGGCTCAGGTGCAGGATGTCTTGTGTCTTATCTCCTTGACATTACTGATGTTGATCCTGTCAAGTATTCGTTGTTGTTTGAGAGATTCTATAATGCTGGACGCAATCAGCCAGGAAGAGTGAGTCTTCCTGATATCGACTGCGATTTTCCTATCTCTCATAGGGACGAAGTCGTTCAGCATATGCGTGATCTGTATGGATCTGATAAGGTCGCCCAAATGGTGACGTTCAGCCGCCTGCAGGGGCGTGCCGCAATCAAGGATGTAATGAAGGCGCACGAGAAAGGAACATTCGACGAAGTCAATAGAATTACTGATCACATTCCAGACGAAGCGGCCATCTCTGACGAACTCCAGGAAATGCGCGAGGACACCGGCGAAGCATCCATCATCCAGTGGGCACTAGAGAACAACGCAAGCGGATTGTCGCCCTGGTGTCGATTGCTTGATGATGGAACGCTAGATGGTCCTCTTGCGACCGAGTTTGCTCAGGCCATCAGACTGGAGGGGACTAAACGCAATCAGGGTAAGCACGCAGCCGGAGTCGTTATTGCACCTAGATCATTGACTGATTGCTGCCCTATGGTATACGACAAGACTACACAGCGTCAGATTTGCGGTGTGGAAATGGCTGACCTTGAGGCTATGGGTTTTGTAAAGTTTGACATATTAGGCATTGCTGCTTTGGACAAGATTCAAGGGGTAGTGTCTCTTTTGAAGGGTGGTAAGGCTCGTGGTTAAAAAGATGTCTCACGAAGACGAGATGGGATTATCAGCTAAGGTGGTTGCGCACAATGTTGCGTTGCTTGATGCATTAGCTGAGTTGTCCGAAGCCAAAACTAAAATTACCGAAGAGTTTGGACAATTGATTAAGGCCCTTGTCATTAAGGCGGGCGGAGAAGTCAACATCGAAAGCGTATTCATATCTGCTGCAGGTGATCCGTCATGCGTTCTAGGCAGCAAGATTGGTTCTGATGATCTTAGCATCAGGGTTTGGGTGGAAAAACACGAGGTGAACGACCAATGAATTCCAATATCATAATATGTTTCGATTTTGAGACGGGCGGACTTGATACGCGAACAACCGAGCCTATTGAGATAGCCGCCGTTGCTGTCAATCCGAGAACCCTTGCTCCTGTGCCCGACGGCACCTTCTACAGCATGTGCAAGCCCACAGACTTTTCTCTGCTTCAAGACCAGGCGTTGGCCGTAAATGGTAAGACGAGAGAGGAGTTGAAAAATGCTCCAGAGCAAGAAGCCGTATGGCGCTCCTTTGCTGGATTCATCAAGCGCTTTAATTCTAAAGGTAATGGTTTTGCTACTGCTCCAATTGCAGCAGGGAAGAACATTCGACTGTTTGATCTTCCTATTTTTAACCGTCTCTGCGCTAAGTATGGTTTCGTAGATAAGAATGGCGATCAAAACTTGTTTCATCGCCGCAAGGTTTATGATTTGGAAGACATCTTAGAGTTTTGGTTTGAAAATTCCGACGAACTTCCTGATCGTCGTATGGATACATTGCGCAGATACTTTGGAATTTCGACCAGCGGAGCACATACTGCGATGGTAGATGCTAAGCAGACTGCCGATCTAATCGTTCGCTTCATGAAAGTTCATCGATTTTATGCCCCCAAGATTAGCTTCAGGGGAGCGTGTGCTAGCAACACGGTAATTTCTTGACTCACTACACTATGAAGTGCGGATGTCGATGGCCAGTGACTGGTCCTCCTCAGAGAGAGGGCGGCCTGCCTTTGCTGGACGTCGACGTTGGTAAACTTCCTGACTGCGTAATCGCATGGGACATGATGTCTCAGGGGATTACCAAGGGTATTTTTCAGCTTGAGAGTCGCTTAGGATCGCAATGGTCCAAGCGACTCAAGCCGCGGAACAATGAACACTTGTCTGCTCTTGGCGCGCTTCTTCGTCCTGGATGCTTAATGGCTAAGGACGAAAATGGCATTTCAATGACGGAGCATTATTGTCGAAGAGTTAATAAAGAGGAACCTGCCGACTCCTTTCATCCTGCACTAGACGAGATACTTGGCTCTACCGAGCAGATCATGATCTATCAGGAACAGGCTATGCAGATTGGTGCTAAAATTGCCGGGTTTGACCTTAAGAGCGTCGACAGACTAAGGAAGGCAATTGGCAAAAAAGATCAGAAGGAAATGGCTGAGGTCAGAAAGCTTTTCCTTGAGGGAGCTGCTGAGCAAAAGGTTGTTCCCGACGAGATGGCCTTAGAGATTTGGGGATGGATTGAAAAATCAGGCAGATATTCATTTAATCGTAGTCACAGCATGGCGTACGGCATGACTGGCTATGATACAGCTTATCTTAAGTCTCATTTTCCCGTGCAGTTTTATACTGCGTGGTTGGCATTTGCCGAAGACAAGGTTAAGCCAGATCAGGAGGTTATGGAACTGATCGAAGACGCAAGAAGGCAAGGGGTCAGCGTTCTGCCTCCTGATGTTCGTCGCGGCGAAATGATGTTTCATTCAGACGGTATCGATATTTATTTCGGCTTGGGAAATATCAAGGGTTTGGGCGAAGCGAGCTTGCAAAAAGTTTTGATGCGTATAAAAGAAGTAGAGGAACAAACAGGCAAATCGCTATCGCAATGGTGTTGGCTGGATTGGTTGATTAATGTTGGTTCGGGATCAACATCTGTGAGTCAGCGTCTTGCTATGTCGGGTGCTCTCGACATGTTTGGCATAAAGAGACAGCAAATGCTTGCAGAGCTTGAGGTTGCTGGATCAATTACAGATAAGGAATGGGATCATTTGCGTAAGCGCAACGCCACGGAAAACTACGATGGTTTTCTTAATGCTTTGCGCGGTTTGGCTAAGCCAAAAAGGGAGGGGGGAGGATGCGCCAATTTTAAGCGATCCTCTCTTGTCCGCGGCCAAGCTAATCTTTTAGAGTTTCCGCCCACGCCCTTAAACGACAATCCTGCGTGGTTGGCCTGGGCTGAGGAGCAGGCTTTTGGTTTTCCGCTGACATGTTCTCGAGTCGACGGCTGCGATCTGGCCGACTCTAATACTACTATTGGCGAATTTCTTGCTGGCAAGACAGGATTCTTGTTGTTGGGAGTTGAGATTCGATCAATTAGAATCATCAAAACTAAGAAAGGGACAGAAATGGCTTTCCTTTCTCTCGCAGACTCGTCCGGGGTTCTGGACGATGTTACGTGTTTCTCAGAGGCCCTAGAGGAGTACAGGCATCTCCTCACTCAGGGAAACACGATCCTTGTTCAAGGTGGTCGCGACAAAAAAAGACAGTCGTTGATCATCAACAAGGTGTTTCAGTTGACTTGAGGTGAATTGTGAACGAGTGCATTTTTATTGGTAACCTAACCCGAGATCCTGAAGTTCGCAGCGTTGGCACAGAACACCGCGTAGCAAGATTCACTCTTGCAGTGAACTCTGGTCGCAAAAGCAAGGAGGGGGAAGAACAGGTAGCTTACATAGACTGCGAAGTGTGGGACAAGGCGGCAGACGTTATTGCGAAGTACATCACTAAAGGCAGCAAGTTGTGTGTTCAGGCAGCAGCACGCACAGAAAGCTGGGCCGACAAGGCCACTGGCAGTAAGCGCAGTGCTTTGCGATTTCGCGTACACAAGTTTCATTTTGTTGGAGTCAAAACCGGATCTTCGCCAGCAGCTGTTGGCGCAGAGATCGACGAAGAAGCAGGTTTTCAGCCTGACAACTCTGAGGAAATACCCTTCTGATGTCTAAAATCCTTTTGGTCGGTGAGGCTACGTGGCTACAAACTGGATATGCGACTTACATGTTGCAGATCGCCAGAAGATTAGTGGCTTCAGGCCATGAGGTGGGCGAGCTAGCTTGTTACGGCGACCCCAATGATCCAAGGCGGGCCGGGAGTCCCTGGCCCGCCTTTTTCTTGACTACCTTGAGTAGCGATTATCCGCCATGCGGATTTTATCAGTCTCAACCTGCGTCAGGAGCAACTGTTTTTGAAGACGCAGTTCTTGCGTTCAAACCAGACATAGTAATTTCTGCGCGCGATCCATGGACAGATGCATTCATCCACTACTCTCCCCTCAGGCAATTCTACCGATGGATTTATATGCATCCAGTAGACGGAGAACCCCAAGATGAGGAATGGCTGGGCGCTGTGTCGCAAGCCGATGCGGTGTTGGCTTATTCTGACTATGGACAAAATGTATTGGCACGTTATCCAGGCATCCGACTAGGTGGCGTAGCTGCCCCAGGCGCAGAAGCCGATATATTCCATCCAGTGGATCAAAAACAAGCTAGGCAAATGTTGGGGATTCCGGCCGACGCCTTAGTCGTCGGAGCGGTCATGAGGAATCAGGGGCGCAAACTATACCCAGAACTATTTGAGTCATTCTCAAGACTGCTAGAGTCTGCACCCAGCCATATTTCTGAAAGATTGTTTTTGTACTGCCACACCGCCTGGCCTGACGTGGGATGGGATTTGCCCAAGTATCTTTTGCGCTATTCGTGTGCTCACAGGTGCCTTTTCACCTTTGGGTGCCGAACATGCAATAGGCCGTTCTCCTCTCTGTGGCAAGAACCTGCTGCTGGGTGCCCCCACTGCGGATCAGATCTAGTTTCGACTCCCACAGCATCAATGGGGCTGCCTCGCAGCCTGATGGGGTCGGTGTATTCATCCATGGACGTATGCGTTCAATACTCGGTGTGTGAGGGCTTCGGTATGCCCCAGGTGGAATCAGCCTGTTGTGCCACGCCAGTTATGTCGGTAGACCATACGGCAATGGCGTCTGTTTGTCGCCAAATCGGAGGAACAACCATACGGGTAGGAAGATATTTTACAGAAAATGAGACTGGGCGAATTCTAGCTCTTCCAGACAACGATCACCTAATTCAAGAACTAATTACCTTTTTCTCGTCGCCGCCAGCTCTTAGGCGTGCATCAGGAATTCGTCAAAGAACGCTAGCGTTGCAGTCTTTTGACTACGATCTTGCGGGTCAGGTCTGGAAGAATGCTGTAGCTTCGGTGCCTCCGCCCGAATCGCTGTATAATCGACCGCCCTTAAAACTTCCCGAAATGAAAAGGCCACCTGAGCACCTGCAAAACAGAGAGTGGGTTGAGCAGTCGTTCATGAGTGCCTTGGGTATCGCCCCCATAAAAGCTGGCTATCTTGTTCAGCGAATGACCCGAGATCTCAATAGAGGTTATTCAGACACGTTGTTTGTGCCGTCGCAGTTCTGTCTCCCTGGCCCATGCGGAAGAATGTCGACCTTTGACAGAGATGCCGCCTGGAGGATTTTTGAAGCAGAGAGGAGACGGCTTGAGTTCTGGGAGGGGCGACGACGATGAATATCTTGTACATTGGCAACTTTCATGATGGAACAGGTTACGCCAGAGCTAATTCTGAATGCGCAGTAGCTCTTGATGCTGCTGGTGCGAATGTTGTTTGTAGACCCATAGCGTTTAATGGAGGGCGAAAGCCTTGTCCTGTCAGGATATTGCAGCTTGAAGATAAGCCAGTTCCAGAACGGATTGACGCTGTCATACAGCACACACTGCCTTCAGCTATGGTTTATGATGCCCGATGTGGAGTAAATGTTTCTCAGTTCTATTACGAGTCTAGTCACTTTCAGTCATCAGGATGGTCGCTGCGTCTTAATCAAATGGACTTGATCATCACGACTCCTGGAATTTCAGAAGATTCGTGCCGAAACAGCATGGTCAAAACACCAACAGTAGGCATTCCGCTGCCGAGTGATCCATCTCGGTATTGTGTGTCGTATCCTGCGCCATCATGGCTCAGTCCATATATTCGCGATGAGAAATTTATTTTTTACACAGTTTCTGAAAATGTCAGAAGAAAAAATCTGGGAGGCTTAATCAAAGCTTTTCTGGTTGCGTTCCAAGCCACCGATCCAGTTGTGCTTGTTGTGAAAACTGGGGGAGACGGAAAGAAGGTCTACTCAATGATCCAAGAGTTGGCTCAGGGCCTAAAGTTGTGTCGTCATCCTGAGATCGTTGTTGTAACCGATCGCCTGTCAGACGACGAGCTGATGGGCCTGCACGGCAATGCTGATTGCTTTGTCCAGGCATCTTGTGGGGAGGCTTGGAGCTATCCTGCTTTTGACGCTATGGCAATGGGCAGAACTCCAATTGTGCCCGACACAAAAACGTATCGATCATATATTTCTAATGAGACAGGCTACTTAGTCCCCACCTATGCCGAGCCTTGCTCTGGTGGAACTGACGAGCAGGTAGATCTTTATCGATCAGACGAATCATGGCAAGTTCCCTTTACTAGGGAGCTTGCTGATGCGATGCAGAGGGCTTACAGGGAGGAAAGCCAGCGTGACACTAAGTCGTCGCTGGGTCTGGATGTGGCGTACCGATTCACCCCCGAAAGGGTCGGCAAGACTCTTCTGGAGGCTATAACCAATGCGGCGCAAGAAAAACTGGCAAGATTTCATGGGCGATCTTCGTGAGCGATCAGAGATCCCATGGCAAGAGATAAGGGATGCTGAAGCTGGTCCTACTTCTGGTGCTGGACACAAAAAACCAGGCAAAAGGATCTCTGCTAAAACACCAAATCAGCAGGTATACCTGAATTCCATGAGTGATCATACCGTAACTTTGTGTACGGGACCAGCAGGGTGCGGGAAGACATATATGGCTTGCGGATTAGCTGCAAACTGGCTGTACGACGATAGAATTAAAAAGATAATCTTGACGCGTCCAATTGTTGAGTGCGGACAACGACTGGGTGCTTTGCCTGGAACGCTCGGAGAGAAGACAGATCCCTACATGGCTCCCATGTTCGATGCTTTTGGTGATTTTCTCGACCCCAAGTTTATCAAGACATGTAGGCAGAATCAAACTATCGAAGTAGTGCCTCTGGAGACGATGCGTGGACGCACTTTCCACGACGCAGTCATCATTCTTGACGAAGCTCAGAATGTAACGCGAAGACAGATGAAAATGTTTATGACGCGTTTTGGACAGAACTCAAAGGTGATTGTGTGTGGTGATGTTACACAAACTGACCTGCCTCATTCCGAAGGTAATCCGTTAATGTGGGTTTGTGAAAGACTAGGACACCCCGACATCGCTAAGGTTGTACTAGGTCCAGAGGACGTGCAGCGCCACGGACTGATCCGGCACATCCTTGAGCGCCTAGGCGAATGATTTGTTTCCGACGGTGGAGTGGTCGGGCATAGTATTGTCAGACCACGATTTCCAAAACGGGCAATCGCATGGCGGAAGTCCTCAGCATTATTGACTCCTGCTTTCCAAGGATCCGCTCTCTGCGGATCCTTACATTCCCGACGCATGAACGATATCAAAGCACTCTGCGTAAAGTCGCAGCAGAGTTCTATCTCTGGCAAGGCGTCGGCATCAAGACTTGGGATTTCCGTTTTTCGCCTATGCCT